GTTGTACCGTGCGTTTACAGGCAAGATGCCGTTTAATCAACAGCTTAAGGTAAGAGAGAAGTTAATCGCCCGTGGCTTGATGCTTGCCGGTATAACGATGGCATACGCTGCCATGATGGAGGATGACGAGACGTACAAGAACGCAGACCCCACTGATCGGGCGATGAACTTCTTTGTACACACTCCATTCTTTGACGAAGCTGTGCGCATACCCATCCCGTTTGAGATTGGCTATATCTTTAAAACATTGCCTGAGATGGTTTACAACACCGCTTTTGGTGATACAGAAATCAAACAGGTAGCGCCAGCTATAAGGAAAATTCTTTCAAGCCTTGTGCCTGGAGATATTCCTGCCGGTATCAAGCCAATGATTGAGTTGATGACGAACTACTCGTTTTATAGCGGCAAAGCTATTGAGAGCGAACGGGAGAAGGCGCTTGTACCAGAAGAGCGGTACCGTGCTGGAACCTCTGAAGTGTCTAAACTTATCGGTCAGTTGTTTGGTATCTCACCCATCAAAATTGACTACATGATTCGCGGTTACACCGGAGGTCTGGGTGTCGCTGCTGTCAGCATCGCTAACCCTGTTCTTGCGGCAGATGAGAAAGTTTCTGCTGAAAAGAGAGTAAGTGAGCTGCCGATAGTTGGGGGTCTCTTCCAACCCAAAGATGCCCAAGGGCTAATAAACTACGCTTACGAACTTGTTGGTGACATCGAGCAGCGTCAGCGCACGATAAAGACTATTCAGGAGCGTGGTCGCCGCGAGGACGTGCAGGAGTTTTTGGAAGAAAACAGGGACTTACTCAAGATGGCTCCAGCCGCAGGCTCATTTAAGAAGAGGATGGGCGAGTACGCAGCACGTGAGCGGTATATTCGTGATGCAGAGGGTATGTCCCCCGCTGAGAAGCGGGAGAAGCTCGACCAGATTAGGGATGCTCGGATCGAATTTGCGAAGAAAATGATAGCCGCTGTCGCTGAAAGTAAACGCCTAGCTGACCGTTGACAATACAGACAAACGGTTTGATATGAAAGATGTGCCTTTCTGTAGCTGAGCGGTATGCTTGCTCTATCGTGCGCTCAGGATTGAGCGTGGGGACAAAGAAACCGCCTCCTAGCGGAACTTGTTCCCACGGAAACTCAATCTTCAATTTCTGGCATTGAGATTCGGATTGCATTAACACGCATCCCTGGACCTCTGGTTCTCTTCATCAAGTCTGTCTTACCGTATGTGACACGGTACACGCGTTCAATCTGTTTCTTAAAGTCTGAGTACCCGAAACTCATGGACGCACAGTAAGACTTGAGCAGCGCCTCCTCGATGTAATAGTCGATGTATCCTGCCGTCACCCCATGCTCTACGCGCCCTGCAATTTCAGTACGTGAAATTGTTTCATCAAGCACCCCGTTATCCCCAAGTGTGGCGGCAAGTGTGCCGTCAACTTGTTTAATCACGACAAACTTACCGTAGAACTCTCTTGTGTAAGAGTTCAGTACATCCTCGACGGTACGCTTGCTGCTCTTAACTGTCTCTCTGCTCTTGAAAACTAAGCTGCGAAACACTCGGATGATGCGCTCCACAGGCAGGTCGATGATGCCCATATACTTACTACCCATAGCAACAGCCCCTGCAATACACGCTGTGTTACCGGCAGTCCAGAAGCGCTCATCATCTGATGACCTGAACTCCATACGGATGTGTTTCTCAATCTTCTTGTAAAGCTTCAACGCCTCCATAGCGTTTTGAGACATCCACTGTGAATAGAGCGGACCGACCACACCATAGTTTTGAGACAGCGACACAATCACATCGCGCTCGTGGTCGTCCCATGTGAGGATGTCAGACAGCGTCATCTCAAGCACTCGCCGTAACTCACCCTCTGAGGAGTGCTTGCGGTTACCTGTCATGTAGTCCATAACGTGCGTGTTAGACGCCATCAGCGCAAGCAGTGACCAGATTGTGGTGTTCAAGCGTTCTTTGTTTGCGCCTGACTCCATACGGTCTTTGCCTTTACCCTCACTAATGTCGAAGATCATTGCGGGGAACCACTCGAAGTCACGCCTGTTCTTTACCGTAATCTCATCAGAGATCAGCGGCAGTGAACCCAGCATCCCTGCATGGTGGACCATCGCTACATCAGACGTTGATCGACTTACACGGAAGTGATCTGGGTGCCCCCACACGCTTGCAGCAAGGCGCAGCGCCAGCGTTTTACCCGTGCCTGACTCCGTAGACCCAAGGTGATACGTCATCCCTGACAACTTACTGAACGCCATAAACGGTGAGCCTAACCCCACGCACATCACAGCGAGCATCTCATCCAAGCCTTTGTCAATCAGCACCTGTATGACACTCTTCCAACCATCTAGCGTGCCCATGGAGCGCATGCTACTTGTGATGTTTTGAAGATCAGGCATGGGCACTTTGCGCATCTGCCCGTTTTGGTACACACCCCCACCGTACACAAAGGGCGTGTTGCGTCCTTCGACTAGTCGATCAAAGCTCTGCCACCCGTAATTAGATGGAATAACGATGGGTGTCTTTGCAATGCTCGCGTTTTCAACGCAGCCGCGCACGTAGTCAAACAAGTTCTTATCGTTACCTGCGCCAAATGAAGCAATGATGTTTTGCGCTGCAAGTGTTTTAACTGTCTCGTCTTTACTGACTACAGCTTTTTGATTTAGCAACACGTCATGGAAATCATCATCGCGCTCAGCGATCATGTGCACAATGTGCTCGCCAGTGGGCTGCTTGAGAATATCCACAGCGAACAGCGTAAACGGCAGGATCATCACTGACTTCTTGGACTTGTTACCCTCATCATCCTCAAGTGTCTTATCGATAAACACCCCGCCTTTGGCGCCATAGCTAAACCCACGGGGCGGCGCAGGGCGTGTGTACTGGGCAGGCAGCATCTCTTCTTCATGATGTATCTCAATTTCTTTCTCAGTGTTATCTGTGACCACAGTGCGGCACAGACTGAGAGGATTAGTTATCTTGCCCCAGTGCGTACACTTCGTACAAACGTTAGGATTCTCGCTATCCATCTTGATGCACGGATACGGTCCTTTAATTTCTCGCAGCTTCTGCCGCATGCGATCTTCGTCATACGGGTGCATCTCCGACAGACGACGCGAGTATTCATCGCTATCTGCGCAACGCGACGACCAAGAGAGTAACCCGCGCCACAACGGTTCCATGCCATCTTCAGTCGCATGATCTTTGTAGTACTCCAGTTGTTTACAGCCTGAACCCTCAAGCGTTTTAATCCACAAAACTTTAAAGTCGCTTTGAAGATTGTCGAGCAGCTTGACGGTTGTGGCTGAGTTATCTCGCTTGGGACGCTCGCCTTCGATCTCAACCTTCTGCGCCAGTAACGGGTTGTAAGCATGACCGTTCAACTTCTTGATGAGGTAGTGGGAGAACAACTCGAACTCAAACGCTTCAGGCTTTGCCTCCACCATAATGCGCACGGCACGTGGTTTAGGGTACTTAGGCTTGAAGTTGACCGTCCCCGGTATGCGCAAGACACGCGCTGCATCAGCCGTGACGGTGTTGTCGATACGCATATTCTCCTGTGCGCAAAGTCTTTTTAAGTTCTCTGCAACAGGTTTCCACTGTTCAATTGAAATGTCGGCAGTAAACGGCCAGTACACATGAAGCCCACCACCTGAATCAACAACAAGCGGTTGACCGAGTTGAGCAAGATCTGTCTTTTCAAGGAACACATCAAGCGCTTCTGCCGCATCCCGCTTCGTCTCGTACCCGTCAAGATCAAGAAAAGCAGCGCGTATGTATTCAGCGTTCTTAGCGGTGCGGTTGCCTTCCTCTTTAAAGGTAGCCAGCGCAAAGTAAACGTCCTTCTTGTCCTTAACCCATGAATCTACGACATGCTGAAACTCTCCTAAGTTTGTTGCAAAAACATGCTCTTTTTTCTTTGATGTTAGTTCGGCAATACAGTACACACCTGTCGATGGGAGTACCGCCGCCAAGAACTCTTGCGGTTGCATGAAAACTCCACAGGTCAGAACAAGGGTAACTGCCGTCCGTCTTTAGGTTCAGCAATGTCAGGGATGTGCTGCTCCATGTATTGGGCCATACGTCGAAGAAGCTCTTTCAAAAAAGCAGGTTCGACTTCTTCCCAATGTATTTCACAGTAGTTCAAAAGCTCCGCATCCGTCAGGCTTGTAGGTTGTATTCCTCGCATATGTGTCTCCATGCGTGATCGGCTGTTGGGTGTCTTTCAAGTATGTTGATTAGCTGCTGCACGCGTGAGCGATATGCGGGAGTTACTTCAACACCAGATAGCCAGTTGTAAACGGTTTGTCGCGTTGCGCCTGTAAATTTTGAAATACGCAACACAGAAAAGTCTCGGTGCACCGCCCACTTTCCCAGCCTTGAGCCGAGAGTGCGGGGGGCGTGTTTAACAACGTTTTTAGTTCGGTCAGAATAGGGCATAGTGTTTAAAGGGGCTTGCGCCCCTGTTGATTAGTCGTCAGTGTCCCAAGCATCTACGGTAGCAGCAATCCCAGACTTCTTGGGTACTGCGTTAACAGGCGCCGATTCCTTACGAACTTCCGGCTCACTGTCGTCCGATTCTTCCACAACTTCTTTCTTTTTAGCACTAGCCTTTGGTCTGGTACCTTCCAGTGCAGGCGGTGCGACTTGGGGCTGAGGTGCGCTGAACGACATAGTCACCATCTTCTTGACGGGTTCAGTGTCAATCTTGGTTTCGACCGTTGCAAACTCATCGTCGGTCAACCAACGCATCGTTTTGAAGAACAACTTAGGCACAGCAGCTTTAGTATCAAAGCGCATACGTGTGACAACTTCTTCAGGTTTGATGTCTTGCGCAGCTAACCAGCGAGCGTAAGCTTGCAGAGGCAGATTACCGCTGCCATCGTCCTTACCGAAAATACTCGTGGCAGGTAAAGACAACGCTAGCGCATCACCACCAACGTCATTAGCCAACACTACAGCAATACGTTGTGAGAAACGACAAGCGCGGCTGTTGCCTTCACCGCTGCCCTGAATGTTCTGTGGGCAGTCAGCACAGTTGGAGTGCTGGGGTTCAGCAACAGATGCGTCGGGCTTATCACCGTCTGCTGACCAGCATGTAGGCGATGTAGTTTTACCCTCTTCATACTTGCCCATGTAAAACGTACGACCGATCTTGGGCGCTGCTCCAACGACTACAACATCAAGATGTCGATCATCAATCGATGCGATCTCTTTACCATCGCTTATCAAACGAAACACACCGCCTTTGATAGAGATGTTCTTGCCAGATGCACTACTAACACCGCCAGTTAAAGCTAAAGCAATTGCAGACGGGCCACCCCGCTTGGCAAAAGCGGGAGCTTTGGAAGGATTAAAAACAGTAACGTTACTCATTTGGTTGGTTTCCTTACAGAGATGTCGAACTCTTTGTCTGAGTTCAAACCAGGGGGTACAAGCGAAGGGTTATCTTCTAAAAACTTAGCCATGTTGGATTGATGAATACGCTTCTCATAAAGATCGAGCGCATCATGTTCCACCACGAAGGTTTTGAAAGCATCCCAGTCCTGCGTGAAGTACCGTGTCTTAGTCGTTAAGATCACAGTGCCTTGATCGGTTTTCACCGATTTACTGCCGAGTGCCATAAGCTGATCTTTCATCGCAGCTTTAATCTCATCTTGCTGCGCTTTTAGTTCCTCAACTTCAGACTCATAATCTTTTGTAAGTTCTTGAATACGTGTGCGTATCTTGAGATACACACGCGCCAATTTATCCATTGGTATAGCATCCATATCAACTCTCCTTTTGTGTTATGTCAAGAATTATACATGCTTTGTTTCATCGTGCAACCTCCTCTTCGTAAAGTTTTATTAACAACGCGTGATCCTCTACGCGCTCTTCCAGCATCTTGAACATCTTGCGTTCAATCTCACTGCCTTGCAGATGTATCACCGTAACTTTAGTCGAGTCCTGACCGATACGATCAGAACGAGCGATACACTGTTTATAAGTCTCAACGGACATCACTGGACCCCAGAAGATCACAGTGTCCGCAGCGGTCAGCGTGACACCGTGCGCAGCAGCTTGAGGCTGTATGACAAGCACACGCGGGTCATCCTCATTCTGGAAGCGCTTAAATATATCTGTTCTCTTTTTTGGTGACACGTCACCGTGAATCATCTCGTTAGCAATACCATGCTTGGTGAGGTATGTGTTGATCGTATCTATGCTGTGCCTGAACGGAGCGAAGATCAACAACTTGCGCTTAGTCTCTTCAAGCACCTCCATCAACACGTTAAGACGCGGCGCACAATCAAACTCCACAACCTCACGCCCATCGGTGTAAGCGGCTCCAGCACTTATCTGCAACAGCTTACTGACACTTGCCGCTGCGTTTACGGCTGTTATAACTTCTCCAGCAGTCTGCACTAGCATGCGTTCCTTAAGCATCACGTAGTATTTTTTCTGCTGCGGTGTGAGAGGTATGTCACGCGTCTCAATCAACACAGGCGGCAGATCGGTGCACTGTTCTTTTGTGTAGCGTATGGCAGGCTGCAGCGCACTGTGTACAAGA